GCTCTAAACTATTGAGGTGATAAGATGAATTACAAATCAAAGAAATGGAAACAGTTTAGAAAGAAAATACTTAGAAGAGATAAATATATTTGCAGAGAATGTAATAGATACGGTAAAACTACAGGAGCTAATACAGTTCATCATTGTATACCAGTTAGTGAAGATCCAGAATATAAATACAACAGTAATAATCTAATAAGTTTATGCGAATCATGTCATGAAAAGATGCATGACAAGTTTGATAATAGTCTTACTGCAGCAGGACAGAGATGGAAAGATAAGATAACCCCCCTGGTTAAGAAATAGCTAAACATATTCAGGGGACCAAGTGAGGGGGAAACATTTGTGACTCCGAAGAATTTTCAAAAAGGGGGTGTGAGCTTTGGCAAGAAAAAAATCGACAATCAAAAAACAGATTAAAGATAGCATGAAAGACTTAGGTGTATATAAAAAAGAATACCGGAATACAATAGACATTTTCACTGATATGGTACACCAATATGAAACTTTATCAGAGAAATTCGAAGAAAGCGAATATAAGGTGACTGAAGAATATACAAACAAAGCCGGGGCTACAAACCAAAGAAAAACACCACTACTCACTGCTATAGAAAAACTAAGGATGGATATTTCAACATACTCAAACATGCTATGCTTAAATCCTAAAGCACTAGAAACAGTAACAGCAGAGGTGAAGAGCAAATCAAAACTAGCATCAGCATTAAGTGAGTTGGAGAAATAATGAATAACCACAAAAACTACAAAGAGGTAATGCAGTATGTAGAAAGCGTATTAGATGGAAGCAAACCAGCATGTGAAGAAGAAAAGCAAGCTTGCGAAAGATTTAAAAGAGATTTAGAAGACGATAAGTACGAGTTTAGACCTAAAGATTCTGAATTCGTAATACAAATAATAGAGAAAACCTTCGTCCACGACCAGGGCGAGAAATTAGATGGCACACCGTTAAGAGGGGAGCCTTTTTTATTGGAACCATTTCAAAAATTCATAACTTACTCAATACTTGGATTTTTTCATAAAGGAACTAAGTTAAGAAAATACAAAGAAGCTTTTATTTTTATTCCAAGGAAAAATGGTAAGACTAGATTTATTGCAGCATTATCCTGGGCATTATCATTATTGGAAAGAAAATCCGGATCTAGTTTGTATATAGTAGCTGCATCCTTAAAACAATCATTGCAAAGTTTTAAATTTATATACTTTAACTTAAAGCAAATGGGAGAAGCGGAAAACTTTAGAATACTTAATAATAATCATGGCCACTTTATAGAAGGTGATTTGGGAGATGGCTCAATACACATTGAAGCACTTGCAGCTAATCCAGATAGGCAAGACTCACTTAACTCTAATATTCAAATACTGGATGAACTTCATGCTTATAGGAGTGCTAAACAGTACAACGTAATTAAAGAGTCCGGAAAAGCTTATTCTAATAAATTAACTATAGGTATAACAACAGCTGGAGACAACATGAACAGCTTTTGTTATAAAAGACTTAAATATTGTCAAAAGATATTAAAGCAAACTGTAAAAGATGAAGCATACTTTGTGTTCATAACTAAGGCTGATGAAAATAAGGATGGAGAAGTCGATTATACAGATCCATTGCAGCATGAAAAAGCTAATCCAAACTATAGAGTAACTATCAGGCCAGAAGATATTATGAATGATGCTATGCAAGCACAGAATGATCCGCAACAAAGAAAAGATTTCCTAGCAAAAAGTTTGAACATATATACGAGTGCTACTAAAGCATATTTCAATGTAGATGAGTTTAGAGCTAGTGACAGAGAATATAAGTGGACATTAGAAGAACTAGCAAAGTTACCTATAGATTGGTACGGAGGTGCAGACCTTTCAAAGCTACATGATTTAACAGCCGGTGCATTGTATGGACAGTATAAAGATATAGATATTACAGTAACTCATGCATTCTTTCCAATAACAGCGGCTTATAAAAAAGCTGAAGAAGATAACATTCCACTCTTTGGGTGGAAAGATGACGGATGGTTAACAATGACTAATAGTGCTGTAGTAAATCATCAGGTAATAGTCAACTGGTTTAAAGAAATGAAGAAAAAAGGCTTTAAAATTAAGCAAGTTGGCTTTGATAGAAAATTTGGTAGAGAGTTCTTTTTAGAAATGAAGAGAGCCGGATTTAAAATCGAAGATACTCCACAACTTTATTATTTAAAATCAGAAGGATTTAGAAGAATAGAAGCTAAGGCAAAAGATAAAAAGTTTTATTACTTACATTCTGATGCTTATGAATACTGCTTAGAGAATGTAAAAGCGGTTGAGAGAACAGATGATGCAGTTAAGTATGAAAAGGTAATGCCTACTCAAAGAATAGATATTTTTGATGCAAGTGTATTTGCAGCTATGCAGATGCTTAAAAATTTAAACAAAGCAGAAGCTACAGACAAATGGTTAAACTTAGGAATTAAAAAAGACAAAGATAAAAAGGGAGGTGATTAGATGGGTGTAATAAATAATCTAGTTAGCAGAGTAAAGGCAAGAGCAGCTCCTAAAGAAAAAAGAGAAGCTTTAAGTTGGTTTCTAACAACTGATGCCTATGATTTATTGAGTATTTCAGGATATACAAGACTAAGCGACAATCCAGAAGTTAAAATGGCAGTACATAAGATAGCAGATCTTATTTCTTCAATGACAATACATCTAATGCAAAATACAGAAGATGGAGATGTAAGAGTTAAGAATGAACTTTCTAGGAAAATTGATATTAATCCATACAGCCTAATGACAAGAAAAAGTTGGGTTTACAACATAGTTTACACAATGCTATTAGATGGAGATGGAAACAGTATAGTATATCCAAAGACAAGTGGAGGATTGATAGATGAATTAATACCATTAAAACCTTCCAGGACAAGATTTATTGATACAAAATCAGGATATCAAATTGAGTACCAAGGCAAAACTTACAATCCAAATGAGGTCCTACACTTTTTAATTAATCCAAATCCAGAGAAACCATATATAGGAACTGGATACAGAGTGGTATTAAAAGATATAGCAGAAAACCTAAAACAAGCTACTGCTACTAAAAAATCTTTTATGAGTGGTAAGTATATGCCTAGTCTTATAATTAAAATGGATGCTAACAATGATGCTTTAACTAGTGAAGAAGGAAGAGATAAAGTAATGTCGAAATATATTAACTCTTCAGAAGCTGGGAAACCTTGGTTAATACCAGCAGAGCTATTAGAAGTAGAACAGGTTAAACCTTTATCCCTTAAAGATATAGCAATAAATGAAACAGTAGAGATTGATAAAAAGACTGTAGCGGGAATATTTGGGGTACCAAAATTTTTATTAGGTGTAGGAGATTATGACAAAGATGAGTATAACAATTTTATAAGCTCAACACTTTTACCTATAGCTAAAGGAATGGAACAAGTACTTACAAAAGGACTTCTTTACAGTCCGGACCTATATTTTAAATTCAATCCTAGATCTTTATATGCATATGACAAGAGTGAGCTTGCAAATGTCGGGAGTGATCTTTACGTTAGAGGCATAATGACGGGCAATGAAGTTAGAGATTGGATAGGACTTTCACCTATGGAAGGATTATCAGAGTTAGTTATATTAGAAAACTACATACCATTAGATAAGATTGGAGACCAGGGCAAACTGAAAGGTGGTGAGGCTGATGGATAGAGACAAATTAAGATTAATAAGAAGCATGAAGGTAGATTTAAAGACGAGAGCTGAAGAGGATAACGAGAAGTATATTGAAGGTTATTTTGCAGTTTTTAACAGAGAAACTGAATTATGGCCTGGTGCATATGAGGATATAGACAGTGAAGCTTTTGATAATACTTTAGGAAATGACATAAGAGCTTTGATTAATCATGACACTGGATTGGTCCTTGGAAGAAATAAAGCTAACACCTTAGAACTTAAAACTGATAGTCATGGACTTTGGGGAAAAATTAAGATTAATGAAAATGATTCAGATGCAGTTAATTTATATGAAAGAGTTAAAAGAGGTGATGTAGATCAGTGTAGCTTTGGATTCAATATTCTAAATGAAGAAGTTGACTATAGAGATGATGGCAGTGTGAAATGGACTATTAAGGAAATAGATTTACATGAAGTATCAGTGGTAACATTCCCTGCATATGAAGATACAGGAGTGCAGGCCAGAGAAAAAGAAGTTGAACAGCATAAGAAAAGACAGTTAGAGGTTAGAAAAAAAGAATTGAAAGAGAGGTTAAAGAATGCTAAAACAATTAATGATCCAAAAAAAGATTAAAGAGAGAAATGCTCTTTTAGAATCTTTGAGAGAAGAAGAAAAGGAACTAGAAACTAGAGAGGCAGAACTTGCAGAATCTATTGAAGAAATAGAAACTGAAGAAGAAGTAAAAGCAGTTGAAGAAGAAGTTGAAGATGTTGAAGTTAAAAAAGCGGAACTTCAGGAAAAGAAAAGTAAGCTTCAAGGAGAAATAAAAGATCTTGAAGGACAGCTTGACGAACTTAACTCAAAAGAACCTGTAAATAAAGTTGAAGATAAACCTAAAAAAAGAGAGATAGAAAGAGGAGATGAAGTGAGAATGGATAGATTAAAGTTTTTCCAGGGAAGAAACAAAGAAGAAATTACTAACTTGATGGAAAGAGAAGATGTAAAACAGTTTATCACTAGAACTAGAGAAGCAATAGAGCAAAAAAGAGATGTAACTGGTGGAGATTTAACAATACCGAATGTACTTCTTGAAATGCTTAGAGATAATCTTCACAGATATTCTAAATTAGTAAAACACATTAATTTAAAACCTGTAGCAGGTAAAGCTAGACAAAATATTTTAGGTTCTATACCTGAAGCTGTATGGACCGAAGCAGTTGGTAGTCTTAATTCTCTAGCTATTACTTTTAGTCAAATAGAAGTTGATGGATATAAAGTTGGAGGTTATGTTGCAGTTGCAAATTCACTACTTGAAGATTCTGATGAAAATCTAGTTAGTGAAATCATGGATGCTTTAGGACAGTCTATAGGATATGCAGTAGATAAAGCTATCCTTTACGGAACTGGAACTAAGATGCCTGTAGGTATAATGACTAGATTAGCAGAAACTGCAGAACCTTCTTACTGGGGATCTAATGAAGTAGATTGGACAGATTTACACACATCTAATTTACAGTTAATTGACGCGACAGCTGCAACTGATGAAGAATTCTTTAAAGACCTAATTAGTAAGCTTGGAGTAGTACAGGCTAATTATACTAACGGTGAAAAGTTCTGGGCAATGAGCTCAAATACTTTTGCAACTCTTCAGGCTAAAGCATTAACTATTAATGCATCAGGTGCTATAGTATCAGGCCAGAACCAAACAATGCCTGTTATAGGTGGAGCAGTTGAAATACTTGACTTTATTCCAGACGATGTAGTAATAGGTGGATACGGATCACTTTACCTATTAGCTGAGAGAGCGGGAGCAGCATTAGCACAATCTAAAGAAGTTCAGTTTATAGAAGATAACACAGTATTCAAAGGAACTGCTAGGTATGATGGTAGACCAGTATTTGGTGAAGCATTTACAGCTATAAACATAAGTCAGGAAGATTTAGAGGTAGCTCCTACAGCTGATGCAGTAACATTTGCTACTGATAGTGCGAATGCGTAGGTGATAAATAATGAAGGTGAAGGTATTACAGAAGTTTAGAGATAACAAACTGAAATGCATTCACAATGAAGATGATGTAATTGAAATTTCTAAGGAGAGATATGAAAAACTAAATTCTATCTCTCCTGATTTAGTTGAAACAATAGAAGAAGAGACTATAAACTTTGACAGCATGACTAAAAAAGAAATAGTAAAATTTGCAGAAGAGAAAGGCATAGACCTTAATATGAGAATGACTAAAAAGGAAATGGTAGAGGAGTTGAGCTAAATGGATGTAACTACCGTACTGGATCTTGTTAAGGCAAGGTTGGGTATAAGTGGAACTGTAAGAGATACATACTTAACTAAAATAGTAGAAGGTGTAATAGCTGAACTTGAAACTGAAAAAGGCGTTGTACTTGATGAAACGAATGCAAATCATTTGATGTTTGTAGTTGATTACTCTACCTGGCGGTACACAAATAGAGACAGTGAAGGTAGTATGCCTAGACATCTTCAATTTAGGATGCATAATTTAATAGTACAGTATCAAGCAACTACAGAATAGTGGTGATGATATGGAATATAAAGAATACAAAGAAGTTGATTTAATATCACCTAATTACACTACAGATGAATTAAACAATCAAATTCCAGGGGAACCTACAATAAATACTGTTTTGTGTTATGAAAAAGCTATAACTAGGAATGAATTTTATAGTGCAGCAGTAGCTGATCTAAAGCCGGAAGTGATTTTAGTAGTTAAAAAGTACGAATACAACGGTGAAAGAAAATTGGAGTATGATAGTACAAAATATCATGTAATGAAAACTTACCCTTTAGGTACTGAAGAAATAGAACTTACCTGCGAGAGGATTGGTGCTGATGGCTAAGACTGTAAGTGTTAATAAACTAGCTGAAGAAATAGTAAGTCAGATTAAAACTTATACTGATGATGTTTCAGAAGCGGTTGAAAAAGAGGTAGATGAAACCACTAAAAAAGTTTTAAAAGAAGTTAGATCCGGAGGACCATACGATCAACAAACTGGAAAATATAAAAAAGGGTTTGCTAAAACTAAAACTAAAAAAGGTGACTCTATAGAAAATACTGTCTGGAATGAAAAACATTACCAAAGAGTTCACCTTTTAGAATTAGGTCATGCTTCTGTTGATGGCGGTAGAGTTAAAGCTTATCCACACTTGA